CACTTACGAATGAAGTTACAGAGTCCCATGCAGATGAAATTGCATCGCCTACTGCACTAACAACTCTGTGCGCAGCATTGGCTACACCCTCAGCTACTTTGCCGATTAATTCTGCACCAGCATTTAAGAAGTCGCCGAAGAAACTTTTAATCTTACCAAGTGCATCACTCATGCCGTCACCTACATTTGAGACAACTCTTTTAAACCCATCAGCTACTTTACTTGCGAAACTTGTAACTGTATTCCAAATATTAGAAACCCATTCAGAACCTTTTGTGATAATAAAGTTTAGTGCTTGTCCCATTTTTTCAGCTACACTCGAAGCAACTCGACTGAACCAGCTTGTAACAGTATTCCATATACTACTAACAAAATTAGTGATTGTACTCCATATCTGTGACCAACTTGTACCAAACATAGAAAGTGTTCGATTCATTACGCCAGTTAAAAAGCCGATAATTGACTCCCAAACTGATTGCATGTATTGCCAAATCGTATCAAGCACATTGGTAACTGTAGTTTTAATAGTCTCCCAAGCACCTGAGAAGTCGCCAGTAAGCAACTGAATCAAAGCAGTGAATAAACCTACTATGATTCGGACTGCTACGGATATCACTGTTCCTATGGCTTGGAACGCGATTGTAATTAACGTCCACAAACCTTGTATGATATTCATAACGTTTGTGATGATACCTATGACTAAAACACCTAAAACTTGCATGAATATTTGACCTAACATTTGCAAAATAGGCATGATTGGCTGTAATGTTGATTGAATTTTGCCCCACAATTGAGTTAACCAATCTACTACACCTTGAATCGCACCGGAAACTGCTGTTTTAATACCGTTCCAAGATTCAGTTATTGTTTTTCTGAAATTCTCGTTTGTTTTCCATAAATAAACAAGAATGCCAATGAATGCGCCAATTACGGCAATCACTGCTAATACTGGCCAAGAAACACTTGTGAAAGCACCAGCCAATAAACCAAACGCTTTACTTACCAATCCAGTTATTCTAGTTAAATCCAGTATTCTTTTGACAACGTTCAATAAAGTCATACTAAACACATTACTTAATACACTGCTAACAGCTGCGATCGGAGCCATTAAAGCCCAAAATACGCCACCTAAAATACCCATAACACCGATAATTTGAGCGACTGCTGGGTGTGTTTCGAATAGTTTGGCGATAAATCCAGCTAAATTAGTAATGAAATCTAGTAATTTACTAGCTATAGGAGCCATTGCAGTACCAAATGCCACTAACGCTTTTACGATATTACCGATTAACTGCATAATAGTAGGACCATTCTCTTGAACATAACTTATAAAGTCTTTAAACCCTTGTGATTGACCTACTTGTTCTGACCACGCTCTGAATTGAGAGGTTAACTTAACCAGCCAATCAAATATGTTTGAACTGTTTTGTCCAAAAGCAATCATTAAATTGCCAATTCCAGAAAATACATTACCAAATATTTGCCCTAATTTAGGCAAGTTTGTCTTTGTGTATTCGATGAATGCTTGTATCGCATTTTGTCCTGCTACACTGTTAGCCCAGTTCTGGAATTTTTGTCCTAAACTATCTAAGCCATTAGCTACCCACAAAAATAATGGTGCTAATTGAGTGAACACATTCACTAATCCATCACCAAAACGACCTGCCGCGCTTAATAAAGCGTCAAACGTCTTAACACCTGTTGTATTCATCATGTTAAAGAACTTTTGTGCTGTTTGGCTATTTTGAGCCCATTTCAACACTTTCTGAGAAGCTTGTTCCATAGATTGAGCTACGCCAGATATAAAAGGTTTTAATGCAATTAAGGCTGTTTTAATTGTGTTTAAACCATTCGCTAATGTGTTGAATATTTGTGCTTGATTTTGTTTGATGATATCTTGCCAAGTTGTTTTAACACCATTTAAAGCCGATTGGTAAGCTTGTGTTTCTTTAGTTACTTGTAACGTTCCATCTTTGAGCATTTTAATAGCACTAATTGCCATAGAACCAAATGCTACTGCACCTGCACCAGCAATACTGAATGCCCCAGCTAATCCTAGAACGCCACCACCTAATACACCAACCGAATTAAGTACCGCCATTATCGCAGGTACTAAGCCAGCAATTACTGGTATTAAAGCTTGTATACTAGCGATCATTAAACCTTTAACTTGTTGTGCAAAAATAGTACCAAATGTACGTATTTTAGAAGCCAAAGCGTCCATTTTTTCGCCGTATTCGGTTAAGGATTTGTTTAGCGCTTTAGTCAGTATTTGAGCTTTTGTCATACCCCTTGTATCAAAATTAACTTTTACTGTTTTGGTGTGCAATGTAGCTAACATTGTTCTGGCGCTAGTAATTGCACGTTTTAACGGCGAATTATTACCATCAATCTTAACATTATGCTCTCGCCATTTTTGTGCCATAGCTTTAGCCCGCTGTAAAGCTCTTTGGAATCTTGAAATATCCGCTTTTACATCTGTTTCAATTTCATTTGGCACTGCTGTTTTTGCTAATCGTTGAGCTTTCCTTACGTTATTTTGAAAGTCTCTAATATTAGCCATGATCTTTGCCATAAAATGAGTATCCAAAAGCTAACCTCCTTTCGATTCAAGGAATTTTCTCGTACCTTCTTTGAACATGGCACGTTTTCTTTTTTCGTCTGCTAATCTAGCCTGTTGTACACGTGCATAGCTACCAGGTTCTCTTATTTCGTAACGCTGTTTCTCAACGTCACGAGCCATTCCTGTTAACTTTTTAGAAGCTTGTACTAAGCCATTAGCTTGCGCTTGTTCGATAACTAGCTGTCTTTGGTCTAAATATCTATCCTGACCACCAATGAGCCAATCACGCCATTCAGTAGGCGTTAAAGCTAACAGTTCATGCTCAGGAATGTAACCTAAGTATCTAGCTGTTAATTGTCTTACTTTTGAGTAATCGTGTAAGGTTCTGCGCCCATGATTTCCTTGTAATTCTCTTTCATCATTTCTACACCCATTTTTGTCATCTCTTTGTCGTCGCTCTTCGACATGCTCACTGCTTTGTGCAACGTCATCCAGTACGAGCGACTCTCTCTCTTGAAAAAACCACTGTTGTTAAGTTTGTCTAAAGCACCTTGTAATAGTGGTAAAGTGTCTTCGCTCTCAGTAATGAAATCATCAATTGCTTTTTCTAACTGTTCGCGAGTTGGCGGGTTTTTTAGGTAAGCTGTTGCACATTCCCAAAACTGCAAAATCGCTTTGTTACGAGATTCTAATAAGCCATTGAAAATAACATTAAATCCTGGTGTCGTTCCTTTTCTACCGTTTTCATCAGTGGTTTCTTGTGAGAACTTTTCTGCTTTTTGGTCAAATGCAAAAGATACTTTCGCTTCTACTTCGTAATCTTTTTCTCCGTCGTTAATTTTTAATGTTGTAATTGGATTAAATTCAGTCAAAATGTATACCTCTTTTCAAATTTTGTATAAAAAAATAGGGAGCGTATGCCCCCCTTGATCTATTCGTTTACAGAGAATGGTCTTCCGTGTGTGAATCAGATACAACACTAGCTTTCTTTTGATTCTCGAATGTTCCGACTTTTTCGCCGAATTTTTCGTATTCAACTGTAGGCGCACCTGCAGCTTCAAACCACTCTTTCGGCAAGTTATCTTCAGCACCTTCTGCTGTATTCCATTTAATTTTTAATGTTAATTCAATTTTGTTGTCTTCATCATCAAACGACATTTCAAATGATTCAGGAACAGCATAACCAAACACACCATGATATTTACCATCAGCACGTTTATTACGCTCATAAAGCCATAAGCGTACTTGTCCGCCTGTTTGTACTGCATGCTTCATTGCTGCAATACCTTTGTCTCCTGGCACGTTGCCAATTGTCAATTTAACTTCTTCTGACATTGCGTTAGAAGAATAGTCCGTTTTACCGCCTCGTACTATTTCAGCTAAATCATTTTCAATTGTATGTCCGCCCTCTTGTAAGTCAGCTAATAATAAAGATTCTACTGGATCTAAATCTGTTTCAGCTGGACGTACAACCGCTAAATAGTTTTTTTGCGCCATTTAATACACTCCTTCGTTTTTCTTTTTATGTCTGTACTTAAATAAAAGCCGTATCGTGCCATGCTTAGTAAACCTATCTATATCAGGAAATACTGCTTGACTATCGATACGACTAAATTGAAATTCATAATTATCTATTTCTATAGGCCTGTTAAGCACGTAGCCTATCGCGCTTAAAATGAGCTTAGCCTCGTATTGTGTAGCGAACTGTGAATACACATGTATGACAATACCGACTGTTTCTCTCATTGTTGCGCTAGATTCGTTGTTAGTGACGTTTGATTCACCCACAACAATATATGGGTAAACAGCGTCATCTTGAACAACGTCAAAGACCCTATCATCAACTAGTTTGTTAATGTTAGGGTCTGAGATTAATCTTTTATATATTTGATTTGTAAGTTCAGGCTCAACTGATACCCACATATTTAACCACCTCTATGAAAAATACTGCTCGAATGTCTTGCGTCCTACGTCAATTGCAGGGTTCCAAAACGGTTGTGGCGCTTGTCCTTTAGTAGTATGCCATTTACCGTTAGCGTCTTTATAATTCCACGGTATCTTTTTAGCGCGACTACCTTTAGTGGCATAAATACCTGTGCCGTACTCAATGTATAAACTGTAATTCGCACCTACATTGATAACTCCAGTTAAACCACCATTTTCAAACCGAAAATCTATACTTTCTTTCAAGAAACCTGAGTCAACAGGAGCTAATGCGACAGCAGTGTTATATATCTTCATCGTTGTTTTAGCGATACCTTTTTTAACCCACTCTTCTATTTTCTTATCGAACTTATCCAATTCAACAACCATGCTATCAGCACCATACTTAACCTTTGCCATATGGCACCTGCTTAAGTCGTAGTAACTTAATTTCATGTTGTCCGCCCTGATCTACAGAATCACCTATAATACTAAAGATTCTACCCTCATACTCAAATAGATTGTTTTTAGATATTGGCAAGTCATAAGGTACGTATAGGTTTCTGTCGTATTCAAGGGACATTTGATGAAATTTTAGTTGTTCAGATGTAGTAGGCGTATCCATAAATCCATCAATTGTTTTATCGCTTACAAAGCGCTCTTGTATAATTGGATACTCTCCTACTTTTTTGATACTTCCAATAGAAATAGTGTGAGGGAATTCGTCGTACGGGTTAAACACAAACAACACCTCTATTTTATAGGCCTAAAAGGATGAAACTTCGCTCGTTTATACCTGTTTAGTACCCCACTAATGTAGTCAGGAACACCATCGTTATAAGTGTACGATACTGTCCCCATGCTTCTAGATTTTAAGTTTCTTTTAACCTCAGGACGTTGATAATACTCTAGAACGTCTGCGACATACTTTTTGATTGAGTAAGGATAAATAACTTGACCATCTTTCATGAAATCATTGTTTGTTATATCCCTAACATCTTCTAGTATTCCGTCAACTTCCATCTTAAATATTTCTTCTTCATCACTTTTAACTTCTACTCCATTTTTCTTGAGCAAAAGTTTAACATCTTCATAAAGAGTCATTTTTATCACTCGCTCTTATCAGACGTAGTACGGCGTGATTTAACCTCTTTGTAACCAACAAGACTGTAATAAGAGTCAAACGCCTTCTTTGTAACAGTAATGGTCACATCGTCTTTTTTTACCTTAATCTCTTCTGCAGGATTAGCCATCATATCTCCTCCTATTCAGTTGGTTTAAGCGTTGCGAACGCTTCTGGTTTAACGTTCATGTATGCAATATGCATCGTCGCACGTAAAGCGAACATATCACGTTCGAATAATGATACCGGTTGATCAGATGCATCAGATGCTTGTAATGTTGTTAAAGTTGCATCCTCTGAAATCGCATATTCGATACCTTGTAAGATACCATAACGTGCGTAATCCCAGTCACCCATTAGTGCTAACGATTTCTTTTTGTCGTATACATCCGCTCCAGTATAAGATAGTGGTAATCCCATAATCTCGTTCCCGTTAGCATCAAATAATGGTCTGTCATTAGCATCTAAAGCATTACGCATTTTACTTCTGAATGAACGTGTAGTTAATACTCCGTTTGGATCTAACTCTTCATCTTCAATAGTAGCCATTAATGCCGAAAGGTCTACGTATAAATTATTAGTATCTGTAACAACGTTACCTTTCTCTTCTGCGCCTTCAACAAGCGGTTTACCACTAGTTGAAGTGTTGTAAGGTGATTTAGTACCAAAGATAACAGCTTGGTCAAACGCTTTGTAAAATGCCTCTGCAATTAGAGGTTTAACCTCATTAAAGAAATCTTTTGCAGTCCATTTAAGAAACTCTTTTGATAACGGAATAATTACACCAATTTTCTTAGCTTCCATTTCTGCTTGTGCATATTCAGGCTTAGAAGTTTGAATACGTTCCGTTTCTGATACCCAGTAGGCGCCTACACCTTTTGCTAAGTAAGTAAATTTTTTCTTTTGTGCTGTCATTGGCTCATTTTTAGCTAATTTCATAATTGCTGAATTAGCCATAATGTCTTTCATGATTAAAGTACCTTGTTCTGCTGGAATAACGCCGTTTTTAAAATCCGATAAAATAACATTGCCTGGCGTGTATGTTGGAGTTGCCATATTTTATTACCTCACTTTATTTTCTAATATTGATTTCTTTCGCCATTTCTTCAATGGACTTTACATTTGAAGGGTCTAAATCTTGATTTCGTGATTCTTTAACATCTCTTCCACTCGATTTAAATTTAGACTCAACACCTTTTTGAACATACTTGTCAAAGGTTTCTTTTAAAGCTTTTAAGTTTTGCTCAGTATCTTCATCAGAATCGCCTAAAAATCTATCAACTAAGGATGTTGGTAAATTTAGTTCCTGCGCTTTACCTAGCGCGTTACTTCTTAACTTCTCACGTTTTGCCTCTGCGTCGCGTTTTTCTAACTCTTGTTCAAGAGCACTAATACGTTTTTGTTCTTCTGATTGCTCAGGATTACGCTTCCGTACTTCTTGTTCGATTAGATCCTCAAGATTTTTCTCTTTCCATGATTCTAATCCTTTCGAATGATAACGATCTAATTCAGGTTGAATGAATCGTTTACCTTCTTCTGTATCTAAAAAGCCTTTAACGTCATCAACAGACACCGTCTTAAGTCCCTTTAGATAATCTTTTACTTCTTTATCGTCTTTGTGTTCTTCAAAAAAAGACTTAACTTCTTCGATATTCATATATCAAAACTCCTTTTTGCCCTTCGCGTACCCTAACAGTCCGAAAAGTGCATAATAAAAAGCAGTTTAACGACATGCTAAGGTCGAGTAGCAAAGAGACAACTAAAAAAGTGTGAAATCATTATTTTTAGCATTTTCTTCGCTAATAGATGTTTTAACCATATCTAAATCAGCTTCATTTTTAACTGTTACGTTTACAACAACTTTTTCGTTTTGTAACTCTATTATCTCTTCGTACAAGGATTTAATGCGTTCTAACTTTTCTATAGCTTCGCCAGTATCAACATTTACTTTTATTTTAAAATCCATATCAATTACCACCTTTTCGCTTATATTTCTCCCACTCACGATAAGTCATGAATGGGATAACTTCATTTTTACCATCGTCTTTACGTGCTCTCATTACAGTTGGTAATTCATTTTCATCAATATAATAAAGTAATTTGCAACGACAATTAATATTCTCTTTCGCACTGTTTACACCAATAAATAGCTTGGGCGCCTGCCCAACACACCCACTTGATTTAAAATTCTGATCTATTTCCACTGATTCCCCATCTAAATGACGATGAGTATCACGTGTTCGTGTATCTTTAGTAGCATGCCAACGTTTCTTCATCTTCAAACCGTTATCTTTAGCAACCATTGCGCTATCAAGTCCAGCTTGTGACATTGCTCTGCCTGCTTCTGTACGAGCCACACGCAATGATTGAGCTTTAGACATGCCGACATCATCACGTATTGCTTTAGCTATCTTAGAGTAACCCTCTCCACTCATAATACCTTGTGTAATGTGCATACGTATCTTTTTCAATACTTCATCACGATGTTTTTGTAGTGTTGGCATTAAACGAATGAACTCAATAGGTTGTTCAATAGCTGATTTGATTACCTCTTTACTCGGAACATCAAACTGCATAGATGTTTGACTCGCCATTTCATATAAATAAAGGCTCATAAGGAATTTTTCTATATAAGCATCTTCTTGTGACTTCTGAATCATCTTAGCTACTTGCCTATAGTCATCAGTCAACATTGTACCTATACGAGTTAACTCCTTATTGAGCCTGTTGTATTTATTGAATTCAGTCCATGTAACATACACATCATCATTTTGATATTTCTCAAACATATCTGCGATGATTTGTTTTATCTCTTTAAGTCGATTAGCAAATAGTTGTTCTATTGGTTTTTCTGCTTTAGAGATTAAACCCTCGATATACTCATCAATATCATTCTGATTGGTTATTTTGGGATTTGTCATTTGCGTCACCTTCATCTATGTCAGGTAATTTGTCATTAAATTCAAGACTTTCTTTTTCCATTTCGTCTAATTCGTAATCAACATCATCAACTAGTTGTGATTGTCCTAACCTTGTTCGTTCTGAAACTTGTCCCTTCAGGTTAATTAGCACTTGTGATTCTTCTAACTTATTAACTGGAATGTTACGAGTGAACTTAAATATCAGGTTTAAATAACTATCATCATCCAAGTTGTACCCTTTACGCTTTAATGCAGATAAAATAACTTTGAATTGATACCTCAACATAGCTGTCATCTTACGCTCAAACGTCATACACTTGTTCTCTAAAGCCATAAGTTTAAGTTTCATTCCAATGATAGGTACATTTCCGTTAAACTCGTCAGAATTAAAGTTTACTGACTTTGCAAAACGCATGATATTCTTTTCGATTCGATCTAAATGGTTCTCAATCATTGTGTCATTTACATCTTTTGTTAAGTATTTAACGTCCATATCTTTGTCGAACAACTCAAATGCGCCACTCTTTTGTGTTTCTTGAATCATTTCTTCACTCATACCCATACCGCGTAACACAAGGTATGCTAAACGTGTCTGACTAATCTCACTTGATGCATCGCTCATTGTTAAATCATATGCGTCAATTAAGTGAATAACCTTTTCAGCATCTCCTATCATCTCTTTGTTGTTAGGTACACCAAACAATGGATTGTAATCAAATAAATGTTCATATCGTCCAACTTCTTGCAAAGCGTCAATACCTTCTCCTCGAAATACATAATAATAAGCATTATCGTAAAACTCTGCGTACACATAATCAGTGCCATTATCATCATCTTTTTCATAAAAGTAGCGCAATGAGTATGTAGGTTCTAAAATATTGTCGCCAACAAAAATAACATTATAGGGATCTATATTCTTAATCCTAATATCACCATTCGTATCAATATATGCTAACCTAGCACCATATCCGCAAATTGCTGCCATTTTACCTATTTCAGAATCCTCATCATCAACACTATTTCTAATGGCAAAGTTGGTTATAAACTTTTTCAACTTTTCGTTTTTTTCTGCGTTTTCATCTAAATCATAAGTAACAGGAACACCATGTAAATAACCAACACGTGTATCAACAATTTCGCTGTCAAAAGAGTTGTTAAGTTTGTTATTAACAGACACGTCTAATCGCCTTACATTTCCACCAGTTTCAAAATCTTCTTTTTCTTCAATTGGTCGACGTTTGAATATTGGTACATAGTCAATATGTGTCTTGTATCTATTATAGAGATTAACCATTCTCTCTCTATCGTCTTTATGTGACTCTATTAGAGCCTCAATATGCTTAGGCAATATTCCTTGTGCTTCAATATCATCTATTAACTTATACAATGTCATTTCCCCCTCCTTAATCGTTCAGGTTTAGTATGTGTGTATATGGCATATCTTAACGAGTCCAACACGTCATCAAATTCTTTTATAGGCTCTCCGTTTGTAGGGTGCCAAACATATTTAAATACCTCTTGCTTAAACCTATCCATATTATCATAAAGAACAAGTAACTTGTTTTGTTTGAACAACTTAGCAACTTCCTCTACACCCGATAGTTTACTTTTATCAGCGTTAATTGCACGTAATCTATGTCTTCTAAATTCAGTGATGTATTCAGGTCGTGCAGTATCGCAGTAAAAATTAATATTGCCATATCTACTTACAATATCTTTTGCAATAACCACCCAATCATCAATAAACTTAAATTGGTGTGCGTGCTCCTCAATAAAATAAAAGTTACCATCTATACCTCGTCCTATTAACACAATAGATCCATAGTGCTCGTAACCCCAGTCGACACCAGCAAAGTATTCTTTGATAGGTATGTCGTCCAGTTCATCTGCTTTAATCGTATTCTCATTCAAATCAAAGTCGGCATATACTACACCGTCACCAGACACCCACATACCGTTGATATTACGTTCATAGAACATACCTGATGGTGTTGAAGCCTTAATAGACTCTTTATATCTATCATTAAGAAAGTTATTGTCATCGAGCTTAAATTGGTGACTCAGTATACCTGCTTTAGGATCTGTATTTTCAATATAATCTTTCAACAACCAATGCTCGGGATGGTCAGGGTTGGTATCTACCAATATTCTTGCACCAGTTCCACTACAACGTGACTTAATCTCGTCAAACACCTCTTCATGCGCTAACGACGCTTCATTGATATATGCACCAAACGATGTCATACCACGTATAGCTCCTATACCACTTACTTTACTGTGACCTGTCTGAACCACTTGAACGCCAAATAACATGAATGAATTATATTTATCAAAATTAAACTCAATGCCATATTTGTTAGTTAACTCTATTAGTACGTTTTTTTGAATCGTACCTAATGTTGCACCAGCAAGTATATATTGAGGTGTCTCAATTCCTTCTTCGTCTGCTATCTTTCGCACACGCATTAACTCACGTAAAAATAAGTCATTGTTTAATATTGTTTTACCTGTACGCTTTGCTCCGTGATTAATTAACATAAACCAATCTTGTTTTTGCGTTTGCTTCAATATTTCAATTTGTTTGTCCGTATATAAAGATTTAAGTTTATTCATTGACGATCACTTCCGTTATTGCGTCGTGAAGTTGTTTGATTTTATCTTCTGTTCCACTGTCACCTTTATCTATTTGTTCAATCTTCTTCTCAAGCATCTTAATTTCAGTTTCTATTTTCTTTTTAGCTAAAACTTCGTTACCTAACGTCATTCTATTCATACCATCTAAACTAGCGAGGAATGCATCAGCTGTCGCTTTCTTCACTCCCTCTATTTCAATGTCATTCTTAGCTACATTCTTTAGCCACTCATATTCTTCAAAGGCCTTTTGGCGTGTCCATTTTGATTGTTCAGCTACTTCTTGACGCAATTTTTCGTACCTTCCGGAAACCTTCCGATTTTTAAAAAGTGTACTCGCTTCTTTATCTAGATATTCCCCACTCTTACCTTTAGTCGAATACCCTGCGTCAATATATGCTTTCCGTTGGCTCTTGCCCTCTATGAGTCCTAGCACAAACTTTTCTTGCTTAGGTGTTAATTTAATCAATTGTTTTCACTGTATCACACGCCTTTACGTTAATTACTCTTGTTATTTTTTAAATATAAAAATGCCCCTACATCTCGTGCAAGAGCTACGTTCAATAAATGTGAAAGGAGGAAAATAGTTATGACTCAAAATGCAAGAATTAAACTACCCACCATATAGGCAGGTAGTAAGTGATTAATAGCGTAACATATCAACTTTTATATGTTTGTCACTTCTCAATCACATCGATGAGAACATCTATTGTGGCTATTACCCCACGTGTTAAGATAATTCTTACAAATCAATTATATAAAATTAATTCACAGTTTAAAAATAGTGTCATTTTCGTCATTTCTGTCATTTTTGTCATTTTCGTCACTGTAGTAGATAAATCTTTTCTGCTAACTCATCACGGCGCGCTAAGAAGTTGTTTCTGTTCAATTTAGAGTTAGGCATCTTCTTGATAATTGCATCTCTGTTATAACCTTTCTTCAACAACTCTAAGAAGCAAAAGTCAACGTGTCCTAATCTCTGTTGTGATTGATTTATAAACTCAACTTCTTTTAACATCTGCGCATACCTTTTATTTGCTCTTTCAAGCCTCACAACAACATCTTCAACTTTGCTTGAGTTTTCCCCTTGTGGTTTCGGTAACGTCGCTTGTATACCATACTGTGCGATTGAATTGCTATCATATTCCGGTATTACATCAGCTAACACATTACACTTCATTTTATGTGTGCCTATCATATTAACGATTGACTCTTTGCTATACATCTATTCTGACACCTCCGCCCTCATCAAATCACACTGATCGCTCAACTTTGCGAAGTCACTCGGCGCCTCTACATCATCATTAGCCGTCATCATAATATATACTTGCTCAGTTACATACTTACCTAGCTCATACATTGCTAGTAAGAATAATAGTCTTACTATTTGTTTAATCATTTTTTATCTACCTTCTTTACTTCGTATAAGACCGGATATAAATTTAAAAAGTGTATTCTATATCCAATCGTCTTAACTTCTACTTTGTCGCCTACTTTTAACCTAGCTTGTATGTCTGCGCTATCAAACTTCTTTTTGAATAATAAATCAGAATTTTCAATGACTTGTTTGTTGTCTAATACAATATAGAACTTGTCTTCTTTATCTTGTCTCTTGTTATATTTATCTGTAATAGTTCCTTGATGTACTTCTTTGTGTTGGTAACTAGCCACTGTGTATATAGGCGATATGACAACAAGCATCAGTGCGATTACGCCGAATAATCGCAGTATTCCAGCAATAAAGATATCGAACCAATCCATATTTTTAAGTTTTTTAATCATCATTGCCATCTCCAGTATCAATTAAACTAGGCATCATTCTTAACATAGCCCTTAATTCATGTTCATTCATATTAGCCATCATAGGACTGTAAAATTCACTGTCTTTATCATTAATTTCTTTAATGAAATCATCTTCAATCTTAGCTTTTTCTTCAGGTGTTTTATTTTTATATTTTTTGATTATTTCAGTGTACTTTTTCGGGAATTTCATTTTAGGTATGTTAATCATCATCTGCCTCCTCGAATGGTTTCATTGTCTCAATATTAATATCCACCATACCCTCGTTTGGTTCGACTTTTTCAACGTGAAAGATACCAATATTTGATTTGATATCGTTTAAGTTGGTCGCTCCATCAACTGGCGCATTTCGCGCCTCGTACTTCTCTTTCGCTTCTTCTTTACTCTCTGCCTCAACAACTGTAAACCTTTGATTGCTCTTAGCTTTAGTTATGTGTGTATGCTTACGTCCTGTTGAATCTTTGAATGTTGTGACTAAGTATTGCGTCACTTCCCCAAAACCTCCTTAACTCGATCTAAGATGTCTTTACACTCCGCTACTTCCGAAGCCTTTTGCTCCACGTTCTGAAACACTCTCGAATTCCTCCACTTGCTTTAGTTCCGGTGTCCATATAGGCACAATAACCAATTGAGCTAGTTTGTCGCCTTTGTTTATGACATAACTACCATTCATACATAAAATTTTATCTGTTACAGGTAGTAGGGCATATTGTCCGTCTATACCAGAAGGACTACGTCCAAAGTTACTTATATACTCACTCTCTAACGTTTCATTATCATTCTTGATATTAATCCCTAAATTGCCATGATATCCCGCGTCTATCTTGCCTGTTTCAATCACTAAATGTGTTTTACTACTTACACCACTACGGCTAGTTAATAGCCCGACATAGCCCTCTGGTATGCTTACAGCTACATCTGTTTTAATCACTGCCTTTTCTTGTGGCTCAAGTACGACAGTTTCAGCTGAGAATATATCATAACCTGCATCCGTCTTATGATTTCGTTCGGGCATTCTAGCATTTTCTGATAATAGTTTTACTTGTAATGTGTTAGTCATTTTCCTGTTCCACCTCTACATTAATTTCAAATTCATCACAATCAAATGGCACTTCCATTCTCGCAATATCATGAGCCTCAAATTCTGCTTCGTCTAAACTTTCAGCCTCGATAGTCTCTTCAATCATGCCAGTGTATGTGATTTGAACATTAAATTTTTTCATCTTCCTGCTCCTCCTCATATTTATAGACAACTTGACCCGTCATAATCCCTACTGCTTCATCAAGTTCAATACCTTCTTTAACTGAATGTTGAATAGCATTTGTCATTCCCTCAAGTATTTCATCAAACGCTTGCGCTTTCTTATATACGTCCTCAATCTCTTTTAGTAATCCCTCTGTGTCATTGCCGTTATACGCACTAGTACTGATCACTGATTGTTCTATTTGTTTACGGTTATTCATTTGTGTCTTCCTCCATTTCCCCTAAAAATTCGTAGAACTCATTTGTTCCGTCTAGTTCTTCCATTCGCGACAGTATAATATCTGCAGTGCTTTTACCTCCTATATAGAGAGCTCCTATCCT